GTTCTCTTGGTTCTGTTCTTTACGCCGACGCCGCTATGCTCAAAGTCGACTGGCTCATTTGCAACAAGAGCGCATCAACGGTGGCTTTCACGCGACACAAGAAGTCCATGCTTTTGCTGAGTTCCGTCGCTAATGGTTCACGATTGGTTGCCAACCTGCCTCTCGTACCCTTTGTGAAGGTGGACTCGAACCGTGAAGCGATCACTAAGGCACTGGCCCCGAACCCTATCGATGATCTGGTGGTTACTTTGACGCCTTCACCCAAGATGAAATACGTTCTTGCGGAGATGCAGGGTCTGCTGTCTCGGCAACCTGTCCTCGAGGGTCACGTCGTCCGTTCTGCCCTACCGGACCTGCGCCACCACGAGATTGGGTATACGCGCCAAGTCATCCGTTTGGAAATCGAGGACATTGCCGCATCCAACGCTAACTTCGCTTTGCCTGAGCCCGCTGAGATGGATTTCATTGTCGACGCCGTTCATGCCAGGTTCAAGTTCCAAGAACCCGGCCCGCCAGTTCAACGCACCGACGTTCGTAACGACATCCTTGATTCCCATCTTCTCGCTGCCATACACTCTAACCAGTCCGCTTTCGACAATCTGAAAAATTTAGTCGAAAGGCAAATCATGACTACTAAGAGTTCCCGTTGTGGCACCGCCGAAATGCGAGAAGGCGAATTGATCTACCGTCGCTTTGCTCATTGTTTCTACGCAAAGAAGCCAACAGTCTTGGCCGTGGAAAAAATGATGTCCTGGTTGGTTGATTCGCAGGAACGAGCCCTCAGTGCAATCGTCAATGGTGAACCGCTTGGTGAGACTTCCAGATCCCTCACCGTCGATGCCGAGTTCAAGACTCAAACCAAAGCCAAGGCCCAACCGTCGTTCGCCGCCACTTTGCCCTATGGTCAAAGCATTCTGGCCAACAGCAAAGCGTTCAACGCTCACTTTGCCAACTCCCAACCCTTGGCTTATTTGAACGTGCAGCGACTTATGCGTGATGGCGTCATTTTGGACTATGGCATGACTGACGATCAGCTCTCGGCTGAACTTCGCAGGTTAGGCGTCGCCCACCGTTTCAACAACGACGACAACTTCCAGGCTGACGTCTCTAGGCAGGATTCTTCACACACCGCCGCTTACCTTTACGCATTCATTTTAATTTTGCGTGATGCAGGAATTGACGAAGCCGACTTGCAGTTTTATTTCACCTACTGCATGAAGTACACGTTCTTGTCGCGAGGCGCGGATGCCACCAAATCCTCCTTGTCGTTCAACCTTGGTTCAGGCGACCCTTTCACCTTGCTGCGGAACGACATCATGGAACTTTGCAC